CCCCCTTATCCCCTCAATAGCTGCCCACCATTAGCATATTCCCACCATGAGTAGATCAATCAGCTAATTACCCACAATAGCCACACAATCAATTAGCATTCAATCTAAGAGTCAGTTATAATAGAGAGGCAACAACCTGGCAATCCCTTTATTTTTAAACTAAAAGTAAATTCTTAAAGGCAAAAGGGAAGGCCCGGCCTCAATTTAAAACGATTGCCCAATTGAAACCGAAGCCGCCCTTGCATGGGGCTTAGACCTGAAGGCTGTGCTTACAGTTGGTTTTTCTCTTAAACAGACGGCAGATTGGTTGGTTTGGATTTGAGTTCGGTAATGGGCTTTAGAGTGCGTTTGGTGGGGGTGTTCGTGAACCATGAACATTTGGGATTACTGAACGGTGGTGTTGGTTATAGCGAACATTGATGGCTTGGATTGTTTGTTGTAGTGGACGTTATGGATTGTTTTCGTCGCACATTATTGCTATATTTGCGACGAACTTGTGACCTCTGCATGGAGTTTAGCAAGTGGGTGGGTTAGTTGTTGTGCTGTACGCGACGGAGACAAAAGGGAAAAGTGAAAGACCTCCCCCAACAAAGTGACCCACATTTACCGCCGATATACTGGCGGTTTTTTTATACCCCTATCGTAACTTTACTATACCTTCGCCTTTACAGAGAACAGTTTTTATATCCAGAAAGTCGGGTAGTTTCCACTATTCGGCTTTTTATTTTGCGGCAATCGTAGTTTTACTATAGGCAAAAAGTTGCAGACCACCAAATAATAGATTAAATTTACAGATAGTAGATGGCAGTAATCGTTTTTTAGGTATTAAGAAATCCAATATCCTGTTTTAAACCACTGTCTGAAATGAAATTCTGTAAAAAAGGCAAATCGTTTTTTCATAAAGCAGTAGTAGTTTTCTGTGCTACCCGCTCGTTTCCACGGCGGGTTTTTTTATTTTAATCTAAAATCCACCTATGGGAAAAATCAAGACAGAGAATGGAAAGATGATAGATGAATATTGCGAAAAGTTCCCGAAGATGAAAGACCAAACGCTAGCAAGGAAGATATTCAAGGAACACCCAAAGGCTTTTAGAGATTTAGAGCAGGTGAGGTCGTCGGTAAGGTATAGCAGGGGGCATATTGGGAAGTATAGCAGGGAGTGGGCAAAAGTACCAAAGCCAATAACCTATGATACGGTATATGTCAAACCGTTTAAGGAGGAAATCAACCCAATGGCCAAAATCCTCATCATAGATATTGAAACTGCTCCAATAAGAGCAAAGGTATGGGATATATGGAATCAAAATATAAACCTTGAGCAAATAGATAATGATTGGTTTATTCTTACATGGTCAGCGAAATGGCTCTTTGAAAAGAAAGTTTATTCAGCAAGATTAACCGGCAAGGAAGCAATAGCCCAAGATGATAAGCGGATACTGAAAGGAATTTGGGAGTTGTTAAATGAAGCTGATATGACCATTGCACATAACGGTGATCGCTTTGATACCCCAAGACTGAACACAAGATTTATCATCAACCGGATGCACCCACCACTTCCTTACCAAACCATTGATACGTTAAAGACAATCAAGCGGCAATTTGCTTTCACATCAAACAAATTAGATTTCGTTAATAAGGTATTGAACCTTGAAAGGAAACAAAAGCATGAAGGATTTCCAATGTGGTCTAAATGTTACATCGGTGATGAAAAAGCATTGAAGGAAATGGAAGGGTATAATATTAAAGACGTAAGAATATTGGAAGATACATACCTGCGGCTACGTCCCTGGATTAAGCCGCATCCGAATGTTGGATTGTTTATTCTTGATGAACACGCATCGCATTGCCCTTCGTGTGGTTCAGCAGATTTAAGAGATGAAGGTAAGTTGTATTATACAACGGCCAATGCTTATGAGCAATATAGATGTAATAATTGTAGTGCTGTTGGACGAAAGAGAGTATCGGCAATAAACGTCAAACAAAAAAGACATTTACTTTTAAGCGTACCGAAATGATAGGGAGTGTAAAACCATATTGCGAAGGGAGAGGATGCCCGATTAAGACAAGCTGTTGCAGATACAAGTCCATTATTGATTATAAGCATGAAGATCATTTCCCATTTTCGCCTTACAATGGGTCAACAAAAAAATGTGGGTTCTATGTAGGGGCAACAACAGATTCTTTTATTGAACAATTAAAAACATTACGCAATGGAACCAAGATTGATAGTGTTGGAGAGGACGGAGAAGATAGCGGGGTATAGTAGAGAGAAGTGGGAATCGTTTATGCCGCAAGGGTCGAAAGCACCAACGGAAATTGGCTATGTGAAAAGAGGTATCAAAGTATTTGATATAAAGAGTGTCATTGAGATACCGAATAACCTGAATGAATGTATCATTCTATTTTATGACGGCGAAGAAATAATAGTTCAAGGGTTGTTTTCCGAAATATATGAAGCGTGGATTGATGCAGAAGAACTTGCCGATGATGAAGGAGATTTAATACTTGGGCTATGAAATGTTTAATATGCGACAAGGAAACAAAAAATCAGTATTCACTTGACATAGACTTACCGAAGTTTTCTTTTTGTAGAAAGCATCAATATCATGTTCAAGTATATGTGACATTACTTATGACTGAAAATAATTTCGACCCCGAACGGTGGTTAAAAACTCAACGTAAGAATGAAGGCAAAGCAGATAAAGGAGGCGATACTAAAAAAAGAAAATGAGATCGTAAAGAATGTTCAAATGTATTGCGCTACACATGATGTAGATTTTACAAGAGAGCATAATAAGATATTACGAACTGCATTGAGAAAAATGTTTACCGAAGGAATTTATCCATTGATACGAGACTTGCATGAAATAAATATAAAAGATTACCATAACGATTAATTGATTTTCCCTATGAGCAACCCTAAAAATCCGATACCCTTTGAAAAACCTTTTAATCGTTATTATTCTCTTTTTATTTGGATGTAGTTATGAGAGAGAGATACAAGCCCAAGTGGTAATAGTTGAGATAGTTCACATGGAACCGGACTATAAATTGGGTGTTGAAGTTGGGTGTAAAATAACATGGCTGGACACTAAGAATGGTGTCCGGTACATGAGTTTTGAAAAAGATTTCTGTGATGATTTTCTATTGGGAGTGAAATATAAATTTCTTATTAAACGGTGAAAGTTGATATTGATTATAGTTTTTTCCAAAAGATATACCTTATCAATGATGAGGAACAAGCTACATATTTACTAAAGAGAATCATACTTGCACCAAAAGGGAAGATATTCCTTGAACTCTTTTCACCACTTGGCGATATTTTAGAAGTAGAGCAAGAGTTTTGTTCCAAAGAAAAAGGATTGTTATTTGACAAAGACTAAATGGCATTTGCAGCACTACTTGAAAAGTTAATAACCTTTCTTCCAAGACTATTGCAGTTTTGGATTGTGGTGGAAGAATTTGAAAGAGTTGCAAGATTAAGATGGGGAACAAACCCGAAAGAACTAAAACCAGGATTTCACTTCGTCGCACCATTTTTCATTGATACCTTCCATAGAGACAACGTAAAGAAAGATACCATCTGCGAAGTATCTCACATAACAACTACCGACAACAAAACAGTTTCACTCCAAGTAGTAGTTCTCTATAAAATAGAAGATATAGTAAAGTGGGCAATAGATACCAATGATGCTAAGACAAATCTTAACCACATATTAGCGGGGGTAACGACAAATGTCGCAACGCAGCTTGATTGGACTGAATTAAAAAAGTCCACTACCCTTACAAAAATCCGCAATAAACTCACCACCGAAGTTACCGATATGGGCATCAAGCCATTGGACGTTTACTTCAAGACAATAGCCATCTCAAAGGTGCTAATTATCCACTTGTAGAAAATTATTTTCAGATTTATTTTGCAGTTTGTATATAAGTTCTATATATTTGCTCCATGCAACAAACAAAAATGAAGGCAGAGAAGGGGAGTATCAAGAAGCTGATAGACCTTCCAACCAAAACAGTCTCCACCCTTGATAAATTAGCTGAAAA